TTGAAGGTTGAACCAAGGTGTACTATGGCCTCCGCCATGTGACATTGCACTGCATCCACTGGTCTAGACCACTCATGTCAACAGACTGTTGAAGCATGCGTGTGCATGGATGGCTATACGCTCGCATGCATGGTCATGCATCCACTGGTCTAGACCAATCTGGCCATGGTCGGCAGCTGGCATGGGCAAGTCAAGTTAGGTTAGGCTTGCCTGGGCAGGGTGGGCATGGGCATGCCAGGTATGGCAGGGTTAGGTTAGGCTATCCTGACCTGGCGACCCGGGGCATGTTTAATCCGGGCTTGTGAGTGAGTGTGAGTCCCCCCTAAAGTGCTGCATAGGTAGTGTGACCTGCATCACATTTGATATGCTACCTACACGCACGACCCTTGGTACGTAAGGGCTGTAAAGTCTTTACCAAACCTTTACCTTTCCACCTGTCCGAAAAACCGGAAAATCACACGTATATATAGTGAGGGATGTTTCTTCAGCCAGCAGGGACCGGTGTAGGTCACCAGAGGCGTAGTGCTGAAGGCAACACTTGACACGCTCAAGCCCCTACGGATTTGACAGGTGTGCTCTAGGTACGCTACACTTCCATGTCTTCCTATACATTCTTACATGTCTAAACATGTCTAGACTGTTAAGCATGTCTAAGAGGAAACCCCCTAAGGGGTTTCCTGTTAAACATGTTAGACATTATCAAATCCCTTTCAAGCCTGTACAAGCCTGTCCTCCAGGGAATCCCTCCCCCGTTCCCAAGCGAAGCGCCTAGAGCGCTTCGTTCTTAACATCCTAGTCATGACCACTCATGAGTGCCCGATGGTCGGAGACCAATGGCACACATTACCATTGGAAGAGTTCCTCTTGGCAATCCGACAGTTGACCACGCCCGAGAAGAAGCGGGCTTTCCTAAAGCTCGCCCAGGCAGGTCTTCCAAGGATGAAGGCTTACGCCGAGGTGGGCATCACCGCCCAGGCTTGCGACTACTGGCGACGCTCGGACCCCGAGTTCCGAGCGAGCGATGACAGGATCAAACTGGTACGCCAGGAGATCATGCCAGAGGCCAGGGAGTCCATGCCGGACTTCGAAGAGTTCTGTATGAAGTACCTTGATACCAAGCTCTTCAATCACCACCTTCAGTGGGTGGATCTACTGGAGGGCCGGGAGCCGAGGAACCTGCATCCCAGTCAGCAGTACTTCACCGGCACTAACCCTGACTTCATCCTGATCAATACTCCGCCGGAGCATGCGAAGAGTACGACGATCACGGTGAACTACGTAACGTACAGGATCTGCCAGGACCCGAACATCCGTGTCATCATCGTCTCCCAGACTCAGGAGATGGCCAAGAGGTTCCTTCGGGCGATCAAGGACCGGCTGGCATCTCCGAACCCGAACTACCGTAAGCTCCAGATTGACTTCGCTCCGGATGGCGGATTCGATGCCAACTCGGCCGCTTGGACGGCCGACTCAATCTATGTGAACCCTGAGCTTCGTGACTCGGGTGAGGCAAGCCCTACGGTTCAGGCTCTCGGTATTGGTGGTCAGATCTACGGTTCGCGATGTGACCTCATGATCTTCGATGACACCGTGACCAACAAGAATGCCCATGACTACATCAAGCAGATGGACTGGATGCAGCGTGAGGTATACAACCGCAACTCACAGTTCGGTGCCAAGATGCTTCTCATTGGAACCAGGCTCGCTCCCACCGATCTGTACGGTGAGATCGTCAAGCCTGAGTACTACAATGATGAAGAGTCCCCGTGGACGTACCTGAGCCAGCCTGCCGTACTTGAGTACGCTGACAATCCCGATGACTGGGTTACACTCTGGCCAAGGACCAACCGTCCACCGGTTTCCCTGTCCGGGAAGAGTGAAGTGACTCTTGGTGAAGACGGACTGTATCCCATGTGGAACGGCAAGGCGCTCCGAAAGCGCCGTGCCTCCATGTCCCCCAGGAACTGGGCCCTCGTCTACCAGCAGGAGAAGGTTGTCGATGATGCGATCTTCGGGCAGAAGGCCGTCATGGGTTCTGTGGATAACGCTCGTCAGCCTGGCCCCATGGGCGGCGGCACAGTTGGTGGTCGTGACAATGGTATTGAGGGTTGTTATGTCGTAGGCGGTTTCGACCCTGCAATGACAGGCCATAGTGCAGCTGTCGTGATTGCCATGGACCGGCGCACCGGAGTGCGCTGGGTTCTGGATGTGTGGAACAAGGCGCACTGCAAGCCTGATGACCTCTTTGACAAGATCAAAGAGTGGACGGTGAAGTACCGGATGAATGAGTGGCGTATCGAGAAGAACGCCATGAACCTGATGGTGACGCAGAACCGGGAGATCCGGTCCTTCCTGGCGACCAGAGGTTGCCTTCTGAGGGAGCACTTCACTGGCTCCAATAAGTGGGATAGCGACTTCGGAGTCGCGTCCATGTCCATGCTGTTCGACGGATGGGAACAGAAGAAGCAGCTCATCCGCCTGCCCAATAAGTCTGCCGAGGGTGTTCGTGCTCTGATCGAGCAGCTCACCACGTGGGAGCCTGACCCGCCTGGCACTCGGACCAAGCGCAAGACAGACTGTGTCATGGCTCTGTGGTTCGCGGAGATTCGCTGCCGCGAACTGGTTGATGAAGTAAGCCAGCAGGAAGAGTTCCATGCCAAGAACCCCTGGCTCAGTGAACGTGACAGGAACAAGCAGTCAGTGATTGACCTTGACTACATGGCTCAATCGGCAATGCACGGAGAATCTACTATGGACTGGTGGTCGGGGTGAGTGAGCGAGGAGACAGGGCCAGCGATAAGCTGGCCTCATTCGTAGGTTCCTGGAGGTTCGTTCTACTTCAGAGCATCTTCCTGGCAATCTGGTTCGCTGTCAATATGATGGTCAAGGTTCTCGCCTGGGACCCTTACCCGTTCATCCTTGCCAATCTGTTCATGAGTGCGGAGGCCGCCTTCACTGCCCCGATCATCATGATGTCCCAGAACCGGGCCGCCAATGCGGACCGGCGTACCCTGCAATCCGACCTTAGTACAGATGAGCAGTCGCTTGAGATCCTCAAGCGCATTGAGGAGAAACTCAAGTGATCGCAAGCTGGACCTTTGATCCGGTCAAGAACTTCACACCGGATGGCCAGGATCGGGTTCTCGGCCTGGTTGTCCATATCATGGATGGCTCATTCGATGGAACCAAGTCCTGGTTCAATAACCCTCAGTCCCAGGCATCCAGTCATTTCGGTACCCGCAAGGATGGGTATGCCGAGCAGTGGGTTGACACCAAGAACCGTGCTTGGGCGCAGATGTCCGGGAACCACGACTATCTGAGTGTTGAGAACGAGGGACTTGGTGGTGCCAGTCTCACGGATGGCCAGCTCTCCCGTGTTGCCGAGATTCTTGCATTCGTTCACAAGGCTTACGGTGTTCCGATTCAGATCGCCAATTCAGTTGGTGATCAGGGCCTCGCTTGGCATGGAATGGGCGGCAATGCCTGGGGTGGTCACTTTGACTGCCCTGGCGATCCTGTCCGCGCACAGTTCCCCGAGATCATCAAGCGCGCTCAGGCCATCTTCAATCCGGTTCCCGCTCCGACCATCGCCCGCTATCAGGTGACCATCGATGGTCAGACGTATGGCTATGGTGCAAGCGGTCCTCAGGTGACCGCAGTCGGTGAGGCCCTCGTCAAGGCTGGCTTCGGTTCTCACTACAAGGTGGGACCTGGACCCGACTGGACCGATGCCGATACTCTGAACTACGAGGATTACCAGAATAGCCTTGGCTACACCGGCTCCGATGCCGATGGCGTTCCCGGTCCGACTTCGCTTCACCGACTGCTTGGCCAGTGATCATGACTACCGTAGTCGTGGTACCTAAGCCATCCCCTCCCCCGCCCCCTTCCCTCTTTCGTAGTCTTTACTTCAGGCGCCAGGATCTCATGACGGGCAATGATGTAGCCCTTCTCCAGAAGAAGCTCAATGGCGCCGGAGCAAGTCTGGTCACTGCTGGACTCTTCGACCCGAAGACCCTGTCGGCAGTCAAGGACTATCAGCAGTCCCATGATCTTCAGGTCGATGGGATCGTAGGCCCACTCACTTGGGCTTCTCTTTGGAGCTAGTCCATGCGCTCTCTTGATGAGATTGCCCGAAAGGTCAAGGCGCTCAAGGATGCCAATCGCGAACGCGATCAGCGGAACCGAGATGTCCACGATGTTCGTTCGGGTGATATCGACACGGTGATCCCGGGGTCCATGCCTGATGCATGGCCCCGGCCCGTTGTTGCCAACATGATCGACACCACTGCTCGTGACACATCTGAAGTCATGGGCCAGATGCCTAGCATCAACTGCACCAACTCTCTCCAGACAAGTGACCGCAGTAAGAAGTTCTCCAGTAAGCGCACCAAGATGGCCAACCACTATGTGATTGCCTCAAGGCTTCCAGCTGGAGAGCAGGTTAAGTTCTGCGATCACTACCTGTCCTTCGGTATGGCCGTCTACTCCATTGAGCCGGACTTCGATATGAAGACTCCGATCATGCGAGTAGAGAATCCGATGGGAGCTTATCCAGAGTTCGATCTGTTCGGAAGGCTTAAGTCCTACTCGCGCGTCTGGCGCGAGGAGGCTATCTCGCTGGTTGCCAAGTATCCAGGTCTCATGCGTACACTCCGGAAGCAGAACGCTTCCGGGTACGGCAATGACGAAGGATGGGCAGAGCGGGAGATTGAAGTCTGCAAGTACATGGACAATGATCAGATCGTCATGTACCTTCCGTCTCACAGCAACCGCCTGGTTGACCAGATGGAAAACCCGATGGGTAAGCTGACTGTCTCCATTGCGATCCGTCCATCGTTCGATCACGAGATTCGTGGCGCATTCGATGATGCGATCTGGGTTTACCTTGCCAAGAGCCGTATGGCAATGCTGGGGCTTGAGGCCACAGAAAAGGCCGTACGTGCTCCTCTGGCAGTTCCTCGTGATCTTCAGCGGATGGTCTTCGGCGGTGATGCAGTTCTCCGTACCGACAGCCCGGAGAAGATCAAGTATGTCGGTATTGACATGCCGCAGTTCGCAGCACAGGAAGCCCAGAATATGGAGCGAGAGCTTAGGCTCTCGACCCGAACTCCTGAATCCAGGACTGGTGCAGTCAATGCGAACATCATTACAGGCAAGGGCATTGAGGCCCTCCAGGGTGGCTTCGATACTGTCATCACCACTGGACAGCAGGTAATCGGCCAAGCTCTCAAGCGTGCCCTTGAGTACGCGTTCGAGATGGACGAGAAGCTCTGGCCGGATGAAAAGAAGACCATTCGCGGAATGGTCCAAGGTGCACCCTTCGAAGAGACCTACGTCCCTTCGAAGGACATTGGAGGCAACTATCTCGTTGATGTCGCATACGGGTTCGCTGCTGGACAGGACCCGGCCAGGGCCATCGTTGCCATGCTTCAGCTCCGTGGAGATAATCTAGTCTCCCGGGACTTTGTTATGCGTCAGCTTCCAATGGACATCGATGTAGTCCAGATGCAAACCCAGATCGACAACGAGCAGTTTGAGGATGCGCTCAAGTCTGGACTCCAGGGTCTCATGCAGTCCATTCCCCAGATGGCACAGCAGGGCATGGACCCCATGGATACCATCGTCAAGGTTGCTGAGATCATCAAACTGCGAGAGCAGGGCAAGCCAATCCATGACGCCATCTTCCAGGCATACAAGCCCAAGGAGGCCCCACAGGGGGCCTCTGCCGGTCCAGAGCAGCAAGGTGGACCAATGGGCCAGGGTGGCCCTCCAGGCGCTCCACAGGGCCCTCCAGGGGCTCACGGAGCTGCACCGGGTCAAGGTGGTCCAACGGGGATGGATATGATGCAGCTCCTATCCAGCATGAAGAGTACTGGCGGAGCACCCGTCATGACATCCAGAACTAGGCGACAGGTTCCCATCTAATGAAGCCGACCGTTGGTCGAATTGTGCATTACACCAGCTTTGGCACTCCTGGCGGAGAGTATGGCCAGGAGTGCCGGGCTGCAATCGTTACCTGTGCCAATGATCACACCATCGGACTTGCCATCCTGAATCCCACTGGGATGTTCTTCAATGATGAGATCTATGAAGGAAAGTATTCCACTGATGGTGGAACCTGGCACTGGCCGGAGCGAGCCTGATGCCTGAAGACAATCCGTGCACTTACGCACGAACCATCGGGAGTCCAGTTAAATGGCAGACCGATTCCAATGGCCTGACGGTCTGTGTTTACTGTCACGCCAAGGATCACAACCCACCGGCTGATGCCAAGCCAGCAGCCAAAACCCTAAGGAAGTAAGCATGGCTACCGATGGAATGACTATTGACGGCTCGGAGATGCCTGGTCATCACGTCATGAACGCTGAGGCGTCTACCGCCAACAGCGAGGTTCCCGATGAGGCCAATCTCGGTGGACTGAATGACATGTTCCCGCAGCACCCCAAGGTTGGTCCCTGGTATACCCTAATGGGCACCGATGCCAAGCCGTGGGAGCTTGAGGTTCTTGAGTCTCACGCCACTGGCGACACCCGACACCAGACTGTTACCAAGTCTCCCGCATGGGAGTCTACTACCATCGTCTCGACTGGCGTTACTCGTGGTGGCTCCAGCGAGTTCGGCGAGTCCGATCTTCCCAATCACTAGAGTAAAGGGGGCTGCTAATGCCCGGCCAACCTGTATCGGGTCCTGGTAAGTTCTCTCAGAGAACTGACAAGCAGCCCATTGCATCTCTGGATAACGCCAACTATGGCGAACAGAAGGATTACAAGCAGCTCCAGCAGGATGCTCCAGTAGCGGCGGCCCCTCAAGGGCCGCCCGCCGGAGGTGGCATGGACTTCAGTAGCATGTTCGGTAGTGCTGCCAATCGGGTTGTTCCGATGGATGCAGAATCAACTCAACCGAATGTGCCCGTGACCAACGGCGCCTCCATGGGCGCCGGAGCGGGGACTGAAGCGCTAGGACTACAGAGTGGAAAGACTGATCTCAAGGCCATGGCTTCACAGCTGCCGGTCATCGAGTTCATGGCCAATCAGCCCAATGCATCCTGGGGTCTGAGGAACCTTGTCCGCCAGATTAAGGGGGCGATGTAATGACAGTCCCTCCTGACTACATCTACCCCGGTCAGGCGTTCGATGAACTGGGATCTCTCGCCACCCTGATGCCGAACTATCCACGCCTAGCCCTTGATCTGTCAGCAACTCCAGGATCAAGGAATGTCATTAACGTTCTGTCTCGATCCATATTCCAATCCGGGATATCACCTTACGGAGAATGATCTTGAGTACTCCCACTCCTTCAGCTGGATTTGCTCCAGCTCCCGTGGACTCCACTCAGTGGAATGCTCAGGTCGTTGAGGATGCAGCCAAGGCTCAGCAGCAGGACATTACCTACAGGGCAAGCAATCCAGCAACCGATAGCAGCTGGATTCCGGACTGGATCAAGACTCCGGTTGAGTGGGTCGGCTCCAAGATGCACGACATCTACTCTGCCACAATCTCCCGTCCACTGGCCACGGCGCTTATGGCGCCGGAGATCGCCCTTGGTACTGGTAACACCAATCCATTCTCATCGGAGACCTGGGACCGTGCATACCAGGACTCCTCCCATGTTTCACCTGGTCAGGCGCTTGAGTTCGGACTCCAGCACTTCTTCGACACCAATGATGAGGTGCGACAGGCCCTCATGAAGCCTGTCAACTATCAGCCCAAGGATATCTTTGGTAAGCCAGCAGCTGACAGCACCGGCAAGCCGATCATTCAGAACCTGAATCAGACTGGCATTCTCTGGGACAATCCTCAGGCAGTCCAGCAGCACTTCGATTCCGGGATTCAGAAGTGGATCTCCGGCGGCCTGGATGCCGCAACCAGTTGGTACGTCGATCCCTTCGCCCTTGCTGGCAAGTCTCTCGGTGCCGCCAGGAACTTTGCCTACGTTCGCCCGGCAGCCGAGACCGCCAATCAGAACATCTTCGGTGCAGCTGCCGCCAAGCTGACCGGTGGTGCGATCGGGGTCCCCAAGACCACGAACAACATTACGAAGAACCTTGAGTCCTCTGCTTTCAATTCGATGGGTGATCTCATCATGAAGCAGAAGTCTAAGCTGAGTGCGGTTCAGGGTCCAGTCCTTCAGGGTGCAGCACCTCTTGGTGGCGACACCTTCACTGACTGGGTGAGCCGCCAGAACTGGGCAAAGAACTCTTCAGACTCGGGGGCCCTGGCCGCACAACTTGGCAAGGCTGCCGACCGCACCCAGGTTGACCAGATCCTTTCGATCAGCCTTGGTGATGAAGTTGCACGACAGGCACTGACTGCCAAGAATGCCGAGCTTGGTGCAATGACTACCATGCTCACCAGGCAGCGAGAAGGTCTGATCTCCAACTTCCCGGCCAATCCCAACCCTGGTCAGGCTGCCATTCATGCCCAGCAGCTTCAGGATATCTCTGACCAGCTGACCGGCATCGATCGTCAGACTTCTTCGATCAGCGCCAAGCTTAATCTTGCCAATAGTATGAAGAGTGGAATGTACTTCAACCCTACACTCTCTCCGATCGCATCCAATATGGGTCAGTACGTCAGAAGCCTGACGCCCATGAAGGCGTCCGAGTCTGGTATTGGCATGTCACTCCTGTATAACAACCTGTACGTTCGCCCGCTTCGCGTCGTGACTGGAGCTACGTGGGGCGCCGTCAGGGCGCCTGGTCACATCGATCTGTTCGATAGCGAATCCCATCGTGCATTCGATGCCAGCATTGATCAGTCCAAGGTGTACACTCCAGCCGAGCGTCAGGAACTTGTCAGCAAATACATCGGTCTCGATGGCAACAGTCGTGGTACGTATCTCGACGTTGTCGACCGAAACACTGTCGGTCGCATTGCACAGAAGTATAATCTAACCGATGAGCAGGCTAGCGCCATCTACAACCAGCTCGGTGGCATGAAGGGTGCGGCCCGGGATGGCCGCATATACTCGACCGCCAGGATTGATACTGCCAGCGGTGGAAGCATTCGAGCTGACCATGTTGACGATGCAGGCAACATCATTGCAGTCAGCCCTGTCCTCAATACCCAGCTTGAGAACACTCACATCCTGACGGACTACGAGCACTTCAATAACGTTCTGAAGTACAATGCCGCCTCATTCAAGCGGCTCTTCAATGAGCAGCAGATCCAGGCGAGGGCCGCACAGAACGGCCCTCTCAGTATGGCTCAGATGCAGCAGGCTCAGACTGCTGCCATTGGTGGAGTTTCAGGTACGGCTACCGCAAGGATTCAGCAGGGACTCCAGGTCGGCAAGGATATGGCCGATCTCATGGGCCATATGTGGAAGTTCAATGTCCTCATGCGCCTCGGTTATGGGCCTCGCGCTATTGCTGATGACTTCATGGGCCAGGCTGCACGCTTCGGTTCATGGACGACCTTCGGTGAAAGGATGGTCGGGGGTGGTAGGAACAATGCCCTCCGCAACTGGAACAAGGCCCTCAATGACCCGACTGGCTATGAGCAGCAGATCTCTTCGCTCGACTCCGGGATCAATATCCTGACCGAACGCAGTCAGAAATTCCAGGACAAGATCGACACGATCAACTCCTATCTGCCTCCAGCAAAGAACTACACTGGACTTGGCGCCCAGGGTAGGCGCCAGATGAACCAGAGGACCAGTACTCTAGCTGCATACCAGCAGAGGCTTGACGATACTCAGACAAGCCTTGAGGCACTTAAGGCGCAGCGTAACAAGATCGGTGAAACCAAGAACAGGCTTGGTGACAACTACATCATCATGCCTGATGGCACTGCTTTCCCTCGTCCATATGAGGGACCCAATGGCGCACTGTTCCGCGATCTTAATACCGGCCGCAAGACCATCGACAGCATCATGGGTGGTACATCCTCTGACATCTGGAACGCCTATCGCTCTGGCGATTGGCGGACTATCACCAGCGCTGAGCCTGGTCATTCAGCTGCATGGCTCAAGGATGTTCAGTACCAGATTGCCAACGACAAGGCTGCTATGCAGGTAGTGAAGGGCAAGAATGCCCAGCAGCTTGAGGCCTGGTTCGGTACGCAGGAGGGTCGTCAGTACCGTCGCGAATCTGCCATGAACAACATGTCCGACGCCGATCATGCCGATCGAATTGCGGCTCATGTCAACATGTATCTCCCGACCCATACTCCTGAAGCAATGGCACTTCGACAGACGGTTGCCGAAGGTGCCGATGATAAGACCGTCGCTGCCGCAATGAGCAAGGTCGACCAGGTGGACAGGCCGGATGTGCAGTCCGAAGGACTGTCCTATGCAATGGGTAAGAGTGATGCCATCAAGGGCATGAACTCTGCCATCAACAAGTTCTACAATGTGATGAATCGCCTGCCAGCTGAAGTACTCTCACGTAATCCGCTGTTCTTCCAGCTGTACCGTCAGCACGTCAGTGAGATGTGGTCGGGTGCAATGGACCAGGGGATTACTCACCTGACTCCACTTCGCCAGCAGCAAATGGCCGAGACCGCCAGACAGCTCGCCCTCAAGGATGTCAAGAAGTTCACGTTCAACATGGACTTCGAGACCAAGCTTGCTCATAATATGAGGTTCCTCTCCCCGTTCTTCGGCCCCATGCAGGAGTCGTTCACTCGATGGGGAAGGATTCTGGCGGACAAGCCAGAGATCCTCAGTCACGCCAATAATATCTACACTGCACCTATCCACGCTGGTCATGCTGTAGATGCACAGGGCAATCCTGTGGACCAGGATGGTTACGTTCATAACGCGGATGGAAGCAAGACGCTAGTCAGCAAGGCTGATATGCACATCCAGTTCCAGGTTCCGACCTGGGCCCAGAAGGGCCTTGGTCTTGACGGTGGGACGATGGTCAACATGCCCATCAATACACTGAACCTGGTTCTCCAGAATGACCCTTGGTATAATCCTGGAGTCGGTCCATGGGTCCAACTCCCCGCTAACTATGCGGCTCTCAGGTCCAATCCGACCGTTGGCGACACGCTGAAGCAACTAGGCATTCTTCAGTCTGTCCAGCAGAATACTCTCAGCCAACTGACTGGTGCCGCTCCGAAGTTCCTCAATCAACTGATCACTGACGATCCTGCCCAGCAGCAGAAAGACATGATCCAGATCATGCAGGCTGAGGACTACAAGTACAAGAATGGCATGCGCCCTACTGAGCCGACATGGCAGGAAGTCAAGGACAAGGCTAGTCACGGAGCGCTTATGCGCTCCTTTATGAAGACGATTCTGCCAGTCAGTGCCAGCTTTAAGGACCCTTACCAGTTCTTCCGTGACAGGTATCAGGAACTTCAGCAAGCTGATCCGAAGACTGCAGATCAGATCTATCTGGCCAAGTACGGTGAGGCTGCCTTCGCCTTCACGGGTGCACTGAGCAAAAGTGGCAAGGGGCTTCCGTCTACAGCGGAAGCTGTCATGGCGGATAAGAAGTACTCATACCTGACTGACAAGTTCCCCGAGCTTGCCTCCCTGATTGTCGGTCCATATGGTGAAGGCCAGTTCAGCCAGACTGCATACACTCAGCAGCTCGCCTCTGGAGACAGGGTCAAGCTGACTGCTCAGCAGTCTATGGACAGTGCCAAGGCGAATCTTGGCTGGGCCATGTTCGGCAAGTACATGAACCAGGTTACGGCCAGCCTGTACCAGGCTGGCTTCACTTCGTTCCAGGACAAGGGTGCTCAGCAGTATAACAATCAGCGCAAGGCCATTATCTCTATGCTGACATCTCCGACGCTGCCCAATGGGCAGATCAACAAGATGTACAACGATCAGTTCGACAAGGCATACAATACTGTAGATCGTACTAAGTATGATCGTCAGGCGGATGCACTGAGGCAGGTTGTCACTGAGGGAAGCCTTGTCAGGGACCCCCTGCGATCTGATATCAGGAGCCTGTCTCAGTACCTCGTGTATCGCAGCGCCATGAAGACTGTTCTTGGTGCACGTGGTCAGCAAGCTGGCGGTTCTGCTGATATCAATGCCAAGCAGAACGCAGACCTCAAGACAATCTTCGAAGGTGTCACTATGAATCTGATTCAGAATGACACTCAGTTCCAGTCACTTCATGACAGATTCCTGGTTCACGACATGTTCAATCACTATGATCCTGCACTCACTTCGGCAGTAGGAGGCTGACGGTGGCAGTTCCTGATCCCACTCCGGGACCGACTCAAGCTCCCAATGCTCCGAATGTAGGTGCTGGTGCGGACTCGGTTTTGAATCAGTTCGCCTCATCCACTCCGACCGGAAGCAGTGCCAAGCCAAGTACTGCGTTCGAAGAGTTCGGTCCGTTCTCAGGTCATGGTCAGAGCTGGGCCTATAACCAGGGCATTGATATAACGCCCCAGCAGCATGGTCCAGCTATCACCAGGTCTGTCAATGACATGACCAATGACTTCTACAACTGGACCGAACAGCAGAAGATGGACTTCAGGAGCAAGCTTTCCCTTGTGGACAAGACTGCCCTGACTGCTCCTGACAGTGCTATCGCCACTGCGTGGGGCGACTATGTCCAGCAGTCCGCTAACTACTTTGCTGCTGGAGCTACGGTTAGCCCCTGGGATATCCTCTCAAAGGATATAGCCAGTAGGGGTGGTTCCGGCCTGGCTGGCACAAAGACTCAGACCACCAGGGATGTCAACCTCACTAGCGCTCCAGATGCTCAGGCTATCTTTCATAGTGCGGCCCAGTCCCTGCTTGGTAGGAATGCAACCCCGGATGAAGAGGCTGCATTCAAGAAGGTTCTTAATGAGAAGGAGCAGGCGAACCCTGTCACTTCCACTATCAACACAACCACCGACGCATCTGGAAACGTGATCAATACAAGTCGCACCAGCACTGGCGGTGTCAGTTCGGCAGCTGCTCAGCTTCAGGCTGAGCAGCAAGCAAGGCAGAACCCTGAGTACGCAAGCTATCAGGCCGCTACTACTTACTACAATGCAATGATGCAGACACTCTCTAGGGGTTACTAGTGACTTCAGGTCAGGACGTAGTTAACTACCTCATGGGCTTCCAGGGGACACCGTACCAGTGGGGAGGCAATAGCCTTACTAGTGGTATCGACTGTTCTGGCCTGATCCAGCAGGGCTTCAGTCACTTTGGTATCAACGTTGCCAGAACGACTTACGATCAGATCGGGCAAGGGAAGGCTATTGACCTGGATCACCTCCAGGTTGGTGACGCCGTCTTCTTCGACACTGACCCCGGAACAAAGGGTCCCGACCATGTTGGAATCTATATCGGCAACGGCAAGATGCTAGAGGCTCCGCACACTGGAGACGTTGTCAAGGTTGCCGATATGACCACCTCCTACTGGACCAGCAAGTTTATGGGTGGTCGCAGATTCGATGGTATCGATGGTGGTGGATCATCCAATAGCGACTGGTCCACCCAGTCGCAGACGGAGAAGAGGCTCAGTCCCCAGGATCTGGCTGCTAGCTACGGATGGGCTTACTCTTTCCTTAACTCAGAGCCAAGTCTCAAGGGCATCTTCTCTGATGCTGTCGATCAGAACTGGACGACTGCCAAGTTCCAGGCCGAACTTCGCAACACTGACTTCTGGAAGAACAACTCCAGCACCGCACGCCAGGCACTCCAGGAGAAGGAAGCTGATCCTGCAACATGGTCAGCCAAGATGGATGCCAATAGGACCGTCATCTCAGAGCTTGCAGCCAAGGTGGGAGCGGCCATTCCGGATGGCCAGCTCCCCAAGCTAGCAGAGCAGATGGAGATGTTCGGCCAGGGTGAAGAGCAGCTTCGCGGAATCCTTGCCAACTACATAGACTTCACCAAGAACGGAACCCTCGGTGGAGAGGCTGGCATGTACGAGCACACGATGCGTCAGTATGCATCGAATATGGGTGTTGACATGAACCAGCAGTCTATCAAGAACTATGCTCAGCTCATGGTCAAGGGTGTATCCACTCCACAGGACTTCCAGAACTTCATCAAGTCCCAGGCCATATCTGCATACCCAGCATTCACTGAGCAGATCAATGCAGGTCAGACAGTTCAGAATATAGCCAACCCTTACATCCAGACCATGGCACAGAATCTTGAAATCAACCCCAACGACATTGGAGTCAGCGACCCAACCATAAAGGCTGGACTGAACGGGGTGGATGAGAATGGAAAGCCAACCGGCAAGAACATCGTTGACTTCCAGGACATGTTGAGGGGCGATCCTCGCTGGAGTAGCACTCAACAGGCCCAGGATAAGACCATGGCAGTTGGCAATCAGGTACTCAAGAACATGGGGCTGGTATCGTGAATCAGGGATGGGACGGTTCTGTATACTGGTTCCAGAACTCCAGCGGCGAATGGCGATACACCAGTCACAAGGATGTATACCTCAGCCGCACTGGCGGCGGAGGTGGATCTGACAATGGCGGTAGCGGCAGTGACGATAGCGGTCCACCACTGAATGAACAGCAGGCTGAGCAGTACGGCCTGACTGTCAATATGCTCAACGCTTTCCCTGAACTGAAGGATCTATTCAGGCAGGCAACCGACGGCCAGTGGACAACGGACAGATTTCAGGCGGAGTTCAGGAACTCGGACTTCTACAAGACCCGCAGTGACTCACAGCGCAAGGCTGTGGTCGAGCAGTATACTGACCCTGCAACCTATGGTCAGCTGTGGAATGTGACACAGAATCATATCCGGACTCTCATGGGTGACATGGGTTCAGACTCGAACAACTGGGCCAACATCAACGAGATAGCTGGTCATGTCATCTTCGATGGCTGGACTGACGAGCAAGCCCGCAACAAGATCGGTGAGTATATCACCTTCGGCACCAAGGGCCTGGCTGCTGGCAAGGCTGGTATTACTCAGCAGAATCTGAACTCCTATGCATACAGCATGGGTGTTCACAATGCTGACTGGTGGATTCAGAATGCAGTTCGCCAGGTATCAACTGGCATGAAGACTGAGCAAGATTTCAAGAACGAGATCATGGCCCAGGCCATTGCCGCCTTTCCTCAGTTTGAAGATAATCTGAAGTCAGGCCAGACCATGAGTGATGTTGCCCAGCCCTACATGCAGAGCATGTCACAGATACTTGAGATAGCTCCGGGCTCAGTGAATCTGTTCGACCCTACGATTCGCAAGGCACTTAGCTTTAAGGACCCTAGCACTGGGGATGCTGGATCTCAGCCACTATGGGACTTTCAGAATAGCCTCCGCCAGGATGACCGATGGGGTAAGACTCAGAATGCCCAGGATGCTGCAATGGGCACTGCGCACAAGGTACTTCAAGACTTCGGAGTTGCATACTGATGACTACCCCAATGGCAGTACAGGACGTTGCGAAGCCACCTTCGCAACTAAAGCCTCCAGCTCCACCGCCCGACTGGACCAAGGATCTAAGCGGAGATCAGAGAAATGCATTCGTAGCACTGAAGGATCTCTTCAGTAGCTACGGCCTCGGGACACTTGCCCCCAAGATTGCCGACTTCATCAAGAAGGGCTATAGCGCTGACACGATCAGCATCCTGCTTCAGGATACCAGCGAGTATAAAGAGCGATTTGCTGGCAATGAGATCCGGAAGCAGAAGGGCCTACCAGTCCTTCCCCCGTCCCAATATCTTGCAACTGAGGCTGCCTACAGGCAGCTGATGGCACAGGCTGGACTCCCCAAGGGATTCTATGACCAGCCATCTGACTTCACTCAGTTCATCGGTAAGGATGTGAGTCCCACCGAACTCAAGTCAAGGGTGGACCTAGCAAGTCAGGCGACGATCCTCGCCTCTCCTGAGTACAAGAATGCTCTCCAGAAGATGTACGGACTTGACTCGTCTCACATGACTGCCTACTTCCTTGACGAGAATCGTGCACTCCCTCTCATTCAGAAGCAGGCAGCCGCTGCCCAGATTGGAGCGGAGGCACTGAGGCACGGACTCCAGATCTCTGGCAAGACTGAGAGTTATGCACTGGCTGGAGTCAGCCAGCAGCAGGCGGCTCAAGCGTACGGTCAGATAGCGCAGGAACTTCCTGACTACTCGAAGATTGGTGCATCCTTTGGCACCAATGTAAATCAGGGAACATTCGAGCAAGCTCTCTTCGGTGGAGCCACTCCTCCTGGAGCCGAGAATGCACAGTCCGAACTTGAGAGACTGGCATCTTGGAACAGGGCAAGGGCAGGCGGCTCAGCAGGCGCCGCATCCCAGGGACTTGCACGAACTACACCAACTACTGTATAGTTGAAGTGAGGGGATAGACATATCCCTTCACATCTCCCGTTAGTGTAACGGTAGCACACCACGTTTGGGACGTGGTTGTCCGAGTTCAAATCTCGGGTGGGAGACATCCCGGGTTGATCGCCGGTTGTACTGCGGCAACAGCTGTACGTAAAATAAGAAGTTGCAACACCTGGGCAGGTGTCTAAAAGGCCACTTAGCGGGGTAGATCAGTGGTAGATCGCCAGGCTCATAACCTGGAAGTCATGGGTTCGAATCCCATCCCCGCCACCAGACAGCAGACCGACCGGCCCTGTTGCTGTAATGCAAGTCCGGTAGAACGAGTCTCAGCCACGGTCCCCGCCGTGGCTTTTAGCGTTCGCCACACATCCAACACATTAGGGAGAAGTCGTCATGAATGACGCATGGGGCAACACTGATGAGAATGAGAGCCTGAACAACGGCCCTAAGCCACTTCGAGATGCTTATGAGGCGCAGAAGAAGGCAAACGATGAGCTGATGAAGCGACTGGCCAAGCTTGAAGAGATGGCCACCCGCAATTCCGCAGCTGATCTCATCGAAGCTCAGGGAGTTAACCGCTCCGCAGCTAAGTACTACAACGGAGAGGCTGACCCTGAGAAGGTTACCTCTTGGGTCAATGACCTTCGCAGCGCTTTCGGCGCTGCACCAGCACAGTCCGAGCAGCACGCAGAGCCTGTACTAGACCCCAACGATCAGGCTAAGTATCAGAAGTTTCTGAATGCTGGTGCGAACGGTGCTCCAGTCGGGAACATGGAAGCGGCTTCACAGGCCATCATGGACGCGACTTCTACCGCTGAACGTATCGCTGCCTTTGCAAAGCTTGCAGGGTAGCACTTGTAAATGAATGGATGTGAGACCCGAGAGGTAAAGACTTGCGCTAAGTGTAGGGTTGAGAAGTCCGTGGAAGACTTCCACCGCAGCAGTTCATCTAGGGATGGCACCCAGTACAACTGCAAGACATGCAACAAGGCCAGACTCTCCACTCCGGAGAACATTGAAAGGCGTAAGCAATACGCCTGGCTAGCATGCTTGAAGAAGTTTGGTATCACCGAAGATGATTACAATGAGATGTTCGAGCGGCAGTTTGGTCTATGCGCAATTTGCCGCAAGCCCGAGAATGACATCAAGCTGGCAGTAGATCATTGCCATGAAACCGGCAAGGTTCGTGGCCTTCTCTGTAAGCGATGCAATATGGGCATCGGACTCCTTGGCGACAATCCTGACACATTGATTAGTGCAGCCATGTACCTCAAGGGCATTAAATAGCGAACGCCTTTACCGGCACTCTTGCCATGGCCAACCTTGTCCAGACTGCCTTCGACCGGGAGCTTGAGTACGCACTGCGTGCTCAGCCGATGTTCCGGCGAGTGGCTGACAAGCGTCCGGCTCAGCAGGCCATGCCTGGCTCCAGCGTCGTCTTCGAGATCTATCAGGATCTCGCTCAGCAGATCACCCCACTCAATGAGCTGGTTGACCCTGACGCCGTTGCGGCAGGCAACCCGACCACGGTCACCGTTACCCTGAACGAGTATGGTAACGCGATCCTGGTCAGCAACAAGCTCGACCTGTTCTCCTTCACCGATATCACCGCCGGTCTGGTCAACCAGGTTGCGTGGAACCTTATCGACTCCGTCGACCTCATCGTTCAGAACGTTCTTGCTGCCGGTACCCAGACCGTGCGCAAGAACCCTGGTACTGGTGCGATCACCTACGGTTTCGGTACGACTCCGACTCAGCCAACCGCACTGAACACCATCGACAACTCGACCAACTCTCTCTTTACTTCCACTGTTGCTCGATTCTCCGTCGCCAAGCTCCGTGCCAACAAGGTCCACCCAACGACCAACACGTACTACACCGCCTACATCCACCCCGAGATCAGTCATGACCTTCGCGCCGAAACGGGCTCTGCGGCCTGGCGTGACCCGCACAACTTCAGTGCGGCTGACAACATCTGGATGGGTAACATCGGTGAGTACGAGGGTGCTGTCTACCTTGAGACTCCTCGTGCACAGAACCTTCAGTCTGGCGCTGGTGCTGGTGCCACTCAGACCCGCGTGTACAACACGTACTACCTGGGTCAGCAGGCTCTCGCTGAGGCTTGCGCCGAAGAGTTCCACACCATCCGTGGTCCGGTCGTTGACAAGCTTACCCGCTTCCAGCCTCTTGGTTGGTATGGCGTTGCTGGCTGGTCCCTGTACCGTCCTGAGGCCATGATTGTGGCTCAGACTTCCAGCACGGTTCGTCCGAACGCGTAACACCTTTTGATCGGGAGGCCCTTCGGGGCCTCCCTTTCTCCATGGATGGGAGATGAAATGGCTGCACCACTTCAGGTCGGCTCTAGCGTTGTGGTCTATTACGCTAAGGGTGACAGTACTCAGGGCGAAGTTGAAGGCACCGTCGTAACTATCGGTACCAATTATCTTGAAGTCCTCACCGCAAGCTCGCTCGACATCTGCATCGGATGGGCTCGGGTCAACGAAGTACTGGTGAGCTAAGTTGGCTAACTGGCACTTTCAGACTCCAGATGTGCCGAAAGAGAATCCATTTGCATGGAATCCTCTAATGGAACGCTTCGGTATCACTCGTGGGGTCACCGTATACCAGACTGCCCCTGGTCCTAACTATACAACCAAGCGGCATGGCTCCTATACTGACGAGCTTGGAAGTGCCAACCTGCCAGTCCAGCCAGGAAATCCATCGCCCCAAGTGAGACCGACTGGCCTCAACACCTTCCGTGGTGGATATGACTGGATCGTTGATGATACCACAAAGGCAGACCTCATCAACTCTGGCATTGGAATAACCAATGCCAACTTCACACTTGCTCCGTAGGAGGAGTTATGGCTAAGCCAAATAAGAAGGCTCCACTCGGAGAGGGTGGAAGGTTCGCTGCTGTGGCCAAGGCCGCTGGTGGTGGCGAGAAGGGTGCGGCTATTGCCGCTTCTGCCGGTCGCAAGAAGTATGGCGCAAAGAAGATGGCTGCCATGGCAGCCGCTGGCAAGAAGAAGGCCAAGTAATGGCGGACTATGAGATGACTGAAGGACCGGAGAATCGTCCCGATTCTGGGTACGGTCCTTACCAGAAGCCATCATATGAGCAGCGATATAACCCTACTCATATGCCTAAGCCGGATGAGCCCATGCACGGCTTCCCATGCAAGGACTACTGTTGCATGGGTGCCAGTCCCGGCGGAACCGAGACTCGTCACATGTGGGATGAGAAGGCTGGTCTAGATCAGATCGTTCTCCGGCAGACGCAGTTCATCGCACAGGGTTACATGAACAGTGAGCACGATGGTCAGCGCCAGGGAATCTACAAGACCAACTCGGCTGGCGACTATGACTAAGGTTGACAACGAAGTTGTTCGGCCCGCTAGGTGTCGGAGTGGCTGTCCAACCCAGGATCATAAGTCCTACGCTGAATGCTCAAGGGGTCTCCAGCTTAATGCTGGAGCCCTTCTTACAGCCGAACAGAAGTCCTGGGATTCAGAGCTGAGTGCCTATCGCTCAGCTCGGTCTCAGGGAATCCAACCAGACGGGACCACCATGCCGAAGATCCGCGCGGCAATGGAATACAGCGACGCTACTGGCGTCGCCTACGGGGGCGATCGGTAGTGGCCGAATTGCGAGTGACGATTGACGGGACGTACCCCGCAGGTACTCCCATCCCAGTGGCTGCAACTACTGGCGGAAGTTCTGGTACTCCGACCTTTGTCGAGATTACCGATGGAACCAATACTGCTGGTGTCACGGTGGCCAATGCGCTAAAGGTAGATGCTTCCGCTGCTGGCGTTGGTGCTGTGAATCAGGGGACTCCAGGTTCCACGGCAAATGCTTGGCCAATCAAGGTGACCGATGGAACCTCCACTGCCGGTGTTGCCGGTGGTGCTGGTGGCCCGGCTGGTCTTGTGGTCGTTGACGGCTTCGTCAACCCTGTCACTACCCTTGCTGCCGTAACAGCCAACACCACAGGAACCACCGTTGACGGTGGTTCCGCATTCTCTAACTGGTCTGCCGTTGCGGTAGCTGGTTCAGCCCCAACTGCTGGAACCCTCACGCTGGAACTATCGCTAGATGGGACTACCTTTGTGTCGAGTTCTGTCACGGCTTCGGTCACTGCGGCCGGTAACTTCCTTCTTGCTTCTACTGGGCGCAGTGCTCGTTATGGCCGAGTTAGCCTTACTAATCTCGCTGGCACGATCACACTCACTGTAAAGATGATGGCCTCGGGGTAATAATGGCACAGATGGATATCACAATTGATGCCCTGCCACCAGGGGCACTGATCTTCCAGGCGGGAATTGCTGACACTCCGGGCGTCGTTGCAGCCAATAACTTCGTAAGCCTGTTCAATCCGGTCGGCTCCGGCATTACCATAGGCGCCCTGGGATTCATTGTTCAGAGTTACACAACCGGAAACAGTACTTCAAGCAACTCCCTTCAGACGATCATGACAACGGCTGCAAGCGGTGGAACGCTGCTAGCTGCAAGCCAGATCTACAAGTTCGACAGTGGCCAGCGAAACTCCAAGGCCGAATGGAGAACTGGCAACCCAACGGTCACCACCACTGGCCTGCCAATCCTGTCCATAGCCCCCATCAACGCCTCCAGTGGAGGGGCGACAATCCCAGCCCTCCTATCCCCAGGCGGCGGAGCACCTCCCGTCCTCCATCCCGGCGAGGGTGTCGTCTATCGTACGGCCGGTGGCAACACTTCTCAGATGTGGAACATCGTTCAGGTTTGGGTGGAGTTCTAATGATCACATCAAAGCCAGTGGCAGCTGACATTCTATGCGCATCGGCCATAGCTACAACTGCAACCCTTGTGACCGTACCGGCTGGTCGCTGGTATACGGCCGATGTAAGTATCTCGGCATCATGCGGATCTGCCTCTATCACTGCGACTCCGGCTGTCACATGGACCCCGAACGACGCATCATGTGGACCGTCGGTCACGACCGTGCTTGCCAGGGTTACGGTTATCAGTATTGCATCCGCTCCGCAGCAGGGCTCTAGAACAACTGGCATCCTTGTCTATGGTGGCAATACTGGTGGAGTTCTTAGCTTTGCCACGAACAGTGCAACCACTGCTTCGGTCACCATTAACGGATTTCTTCTGTAGGAGGATGGATGCTCTATAATCCAGCGCTCATAGCCACCACCGACTTCATCAATGGCTCTGCGACTGCAACCACCACGGCGGTCGTAACCATCCCAGCCAACCGATACTTCTCCTTTGATATCCAGCTGTCAGCCAACGTCACTATTGCCGGAACTGCTACGCCCAGGGTCACCTACACAACTACTGGTTCCACTGGTGCCTCACCTGCCAATGGTTCCGTTGTTGCCAGGCTCGACCTTGGAGGACTGGCACTAACCACAACCCAGGCAACCGGTACGGTGGAATTCTCAGGCTATTCAGGTGACCATGCTGTCACTCTTGACTTCAACATCGGAGGCGCTTCAGGCGCCTCTTGTGTTATCAACGGACTTCTCTTCTAGGGATTGATATGGCTGTCAGCCTAGGCGACCTGAAAGGTCGTATCTCACAACTCCTCCAGGGGTACACGAGGAATCAGCAGCAGATCTCCTGGCTGACAGCCCCCATGGCTGCAACAGATACCAGCTTCACCGTTGATACCTCCACCGCCAATGGGGTCTCTCGTGGACTAGTGGAGATCGGCAGTGAGCTAATCCTCGTCAATACGTTCAATAGTACGACTGGACTCATCCAGGTTTCAGCAGGGACCAATGGTCGGGGAAGGGAGAACACGACTCCCGCAATCCACTCCGTCAATGACATTGTCACCATGGACCCTGACTATCCGCAGCAGCGGATAACCGAAGCCATCAATGACACCATCCAGGCTACCTACCCCGACCTGTATGTCATGAACAGTTTCGAGTTCCCCAAGGTCGCAGCTCGCTACGAGTACGATATGCCAGCTGTGGCCGAAGATGTCTTCAGGGTAACGGTCGATACTATCGGACCCTCAAGGGTCTGGTTCCCATCTCAGGCCTGGCGCTTCAATCCTCAGGCTTCCCTCCAACCTGTTGACGGAACCGCAACGGGCAAGTCTCTCCAGATTATGGATATGATCGTCCCCGGCAGGACGATCCGAGTCATGTACTCCCAGAAGCCTGGGACTCTGGTCAATGACACTGATGACTATCTGACCATCGTCGGATATCCAGAACGAACCATTGACATGATTCAGTATGGAGCCGTCGCACGGCTCCTTTCTGGTGTCGAGTCTGCGCGTCTTCAGCAGAAGAGTGTTGAATCCACCGAACGTGCAGCACTTGTTCCTACCAGTGCTGCATCGAATGCATCTCAGTACTTCTGGAACATGTACCTGCGACGCATGAATGAAGAAGTTGACCGACTCCACCAGCTGTTCCCGACCTATCAGACGTTCCTGGCGTAAGGACTATCAGTGACACAGTCAAGGTTCTACTCAGCGACTGCTCAGCCGACAGTCCTCACCTCCCCAATGACCGCCTCTCAGGTGACTGCTCAGGTTCAGCAGACGGTTGGCTTCCCCGTTTCCGTGCCGTACATCCTTGCCATCGGATATGGAACTTCCTCGGAAGAGGTTGTTCTTGTCACCAACCAGGCTGGTCTTACTCTTACAATTACTCGCGGGTACGATGGCACGGCAGCTACAATACACAACACCAATGACGCAGTCCGTCATACTTGGACTGCCATGGATGGCAATGACAGTCGGGCCCACGAAGGCTCGACTGCTTCTGTCCATGGTGTCACCAGTTCCCTGGTTGGAATCTCCGACACTCAGACTCTGACCAATAAGACCATCAGTACTGGCTCTTCCGTCTCCATTGGTGCTGGCAATATTGCCACTACCTCGGGAAATGTCACTACCACCTCCGGCAATATAACCAGCTCGACCGGCAATATAAGCACCACGTCCGGAGTCGGTGCAGTTCTATTCGCTCGCAAGACTGCCGACCAGACTGTTACCAGCACAACGTCAGTCATGGATGCAGATCTCATCGTCCCCGTTGTAGCAGGTGCAACCTATACCATTGAAGGTCGCATCTCATATGCGACCACTGCCGCAGCTGACTTCGTTGCCCAACGACTGATCCCGACAGGATCAGTCTTCTGTGAGTTCTCTACGAGTGGACTGTCTGGCGCATTCACCACTGACTCTGGCCAGGTCCGCATGGTCTCACTGAACAGCAATAGCGTCGGTCCCGTCGGCTTCTCGTTCGATGCAGGCGGAACTTCCACTAGTACAATCATCCTTGGTGGATTCCTGACCACTGGTGCTAATGCTGGTAACTTCCAGTTCAACTGGGGACAGCTTGTCTCGACAGCAGCGAATACTACAGTCTTCCAGAACTCTTACATCGTTCTCCGTCGTGTAGCCTAGGAGGGTTCTCATGGGTTTCGAGACCCTCGTTCAGCGAATCACATACAAGATCAATGGCCGGGAGACTTCAGGCTCCGGCCTGTTCGTGCCATCGACCAACCAGTATGACTATGCCATTGGTGGCATCCCATTTCTATCTGCCACCAATGACACACGGCCGGATACAGAGAAGCCAGTCCAGCAGCGCAAGCAGCAGTTCGACTCCTTCCATGATCCCGGTGAGCAGAGCCTGAATCAGTGGTGGCTTCGATCCCAGACCACCTTTACGGGTGGAGCTGGGATTGTCTACCAGGACCCGGATACTGCGGGCATTTCTGCTGGCACATCGGCGAACCTAAGGTACGGCAAGAGTATCGGAGTCGATCCATTCTCTGTGCCAGGACTTGTGACTCTCCTCAATGAAGTCAACCAGTCCGTCAACTACACGACGACCGCCAATACAAGTCTTCAGGTTGCCGCCTATGTTGACGGCTCCAATCAGAGCCGCGTATGGCTGGTCAATGACAATGGTGATGTGGTCAGTGGTACCCTGCTTGCAGGTGATATCGACTCTGCCAACCAGAGGACTGGAACCATTGGTCCCAGCGTGCAGACTGGAGCCATCATTGCATACAAGGCCCCCAATGATAACTTCAGCGGCAAGCCTAGGCTGTATGCCTTCTCTGATTCTGGCATAGCTGGTAACGATGGTCTCTGGCGAGTGCAGGATAATAATGGCGCAGCACTGATTACCGATAGAATCTACAAACCACCGAGTATCTTCTCAACATTGGTCGGTTCCATGATGGCTGGTCGTGGATTCATTAACGTTGGAGCCAAGAACCTGTTCTACCAGCTTGACCCCAATGCTGCCGTTGACACCGCCTGGCCAGCGGCAGTCGCAACACTGCCGCTCAATCAGTCAATCATCTCCATAACCGATGGCCCTGATGCTATTTACGTTGCAGCAAACTCGGATCAAGCTGGGTATATCTACAAGACTACGTTTAGCAATACTGGCTCTGTCAACGGTCTGACTCAGGTTGCCATCCTGCCCAATGGTGAACGCATCAACAACATAGCTGCCTATGTTGCCACGTACATGGTCATCTCTACTATGACCACCATCAGGGTTGCGCAGTTCACCGGCTCCGGCATCTCCTATGGACCGGCTATCATCACAGTACCAATTGACAGAGCTGCCCCTGGATTCGTAGTAAGCCCAGGGAACTACTACAATTCCAGTGGATTCGGTGCCATAACGTTCTTCGGAACGAATGCTTACGTAGCCACTCAGACAAGTACAAGTCAACATGATGGCGCACAGGGAATCATTGCCATCAATCTTGGCGTCATACTCCAGGACAGAACCACAAGTGCCCAGTTCAATCCCTACAGTACCTGGGTATACAGTCCACTATCCACGGACAAGGTGATCAGTCTTACGACTGATGCATCCGGGCGCATCATATATACAACCGCCGGCCCGGTACTTCCCGGTACGGCAGTTGGCAAGCTTTGGGTTCAGCATTCGACAAGGATCATAAACACTGGTTACCTTGACACTGGTCGCTGCAGGTTCAATACCCTTGAGCCGAAGCTGTTCAAGTTCTTCTCTATCAAGACTCCGGTTCCCCTTCAGGGGAACCTTACTGTCTCTGTTCTGGGGGATGACGGAAGTCTCACCAACTATGTAACCTACGGTCCGACCGGAACAGATCCAGGAACCAGTGACATTGCCACCCCCGTCCCTCCTGGTCCACGGAACTGGGAAGCTCTTCGCTTCACGTTCAATAGAAGCGTAACGGATGACACCAAATGCTCCCAAATGGACTCCTGGCAGATTAAGGCGCTTCCTGGAACCCTGAAGCAGAGGACTATCACCAGGCAGTTCCTGTGCTTCAACAGCCAGAAGGACAAGGGTGGCCAGACTGTCACTGGTGACACGCAGGCACTTGACCAACTCACTGCTATCAGGCAGATGTGCCAACGCGGAGACACGGTAACCTTCCAGGATCTGGTCAACAATATCTCGGACCAGGTCATCATTGATGACTATCAGTTCACCATGCTGGCAACTCCTGGGCCCAATAAGGAGAACTATGGTGGGTACCTTACGGTCATGATGAGGACCGTTGCCGACAGTGTTCCGCCCATATCCTTCGCGGGAACGGTTGTCGATGTCTGATGACCATAGGGATTGAATTCATCGTAGGCTGCCTGATCGGCCTTGCTGCAATAGCAGGAGCATTCGTCGGGGGGAAGAGGAACGCAGCCATAGCAGCTGATACCATCGCCATCCTCAATACTCGCATGGACATCTTTGAGGCCGAGTCCAAGAAGATACCAGCGCTCATGCAGAGGATCGGTATCCTTGAGGAGCTTGTCACACAGAGGGCAGATGTCGAAGGAGTCAAGGAGATCGTTCTGAGGATTGAGGAGAAGCTAGATGGACGCCCCTAGCTGGTTCGCTGGCGACATCATCTACCCCGCCAATGAACCTCAACGAGAGGCTCTGAGGCATGCTCAGCGAGTCCTGAGACTGGATGAGACCGGAGACATGAACGACATGACGAGGGCGGCCCTAAGGGGCTTCCAGGGCCTTTTCGCGTTGCGCATCTCCGGCATGCTAGACTTGCCTACGGCAATCAAACTCGAACAGATCAGGAGCCAGTACTCATGACTCTCACCATCAAGGAAAAGGACGCGCTCATGCGCGTCGTCTGGACCACACTCCAGGTAGGCATTCCCTTTCTGACCGTCTACCTCACCAAGATGCCAGCGGCTTATGTGCCGCTGGGTACGGTCATCCTGGCCGTGCTCAAAAACCTGGTCACTGCGCGATCGAGCAACCCAGGTGCTACCACGAAGGACCCTTCATGAGCGGCTATGACAACACTAGCGAGACCGTACGCACTACCAGTGCCACCACGGTGATCGTTACCAATAACGACTATGACCTCCTGCTGGTCGCGCTTACTGGCGCGACTGCTGTGACTCTGCCTGACCCGACCAAGATCCAGCCCGGTCGCCTGTACCGCATGTACAAGGATGCTTCGGCTCAGACTGTGACCATCGCCTCCGCTGGCTCCGGTCTCATTGATGGTGGTGCCAACACCACCCTTGCCACTGGTGCAGCTCACGCCAAGGCATTCCTTACCGATGGTGTCAACTGGTTCACCATCACCGCGTACTAATATCTGAAACAGAGAAAGCCCCCTCCTTTTGGGAGGGGGCTTCTTTGCGTTCTAGTTCGGACATCCTAGCGGATAGATGGGATGGTCTTCTCCGCAACGCTTGCAAGGATGCATCATCGATCCCATCCAGGGCAACCGCAGGGGTCAATTGGGTGACGCTGCTCGCATGTAGGGCAGGTGGGATCGAGTACAACTTCCACCGGTCGCATTGGACAGTTGTTCGTAGAGTGTGCCCGACTGGAGCACCACTGACACTTAGCCATGCTGCTTCGCCTTCTTCTCCAGTCGCTTGCAGTTGTCGGAGCAGTAGGGGAAGTGAACCGGGACAGCAGGCTTCTCCTCGCACCAGATGCAGTACTGGCGAGGGATGGCAGCGTGGCTGCCGGATAGTGCCTTACTCATCTTTGGTAACCTCCAGGGTGTGACCATTGGTCGAACCCCACTTGAGTGGGTTCGTCTTGCGCCATGTCTCGCCAAGGTTCTTCTGTCGCCAGTTAACCGAGACAAGCATGGCATTCTTGGCATCTTCTTCGGAGAAGTGTGGACCGGACTTACCTCGCCCGTCACAGATTCTCAGCTCAACGAACCACTCAGCCATCCAGATCAACCCATTCCATCGAGAGAGCGAACGCACCAGAAGGATGAATCTGCCTGAAGACTGGAGTCAGCTTCTGGATTGTATACTTGACCGTCTTGGTAGCGATGGTCTCGGTATTCCAGTCGTAGACGCTCACCTCTTTCGTCCTGCTGTTCACTCCCTCCCACCCGTAGGCCAGGTGAATTGAGGCCACATTGCGAGCTGAGGAGATGGCATCGTAGGGGCCGAAGCGAGTCGGCTGCCCGTCGGCAGCCACACGGTAGAACTCAACCTTGCTCATTGTTTCTCCGATTCCGTGGCATGAAGCCACCGGTCTGGGTCATGGCACTGATCCTCATGCCATCAAGCTGACCTTCGAGTTCGGTAATCCTGATCGCCTGCTCAGTCACCATGTCCAGCACTTCACTCAGGCACTTAGCCATGGCCATGATGTCAGGGAAGTCACCATAGCCAAGCTCCTCCATCACGGAGTCATCCCGCAGTGCTTGCAGGCAAGAGTCTTGGCAGTCTTCTTGATGCTGCCCTTCTCGTCCCGCTCGACCACCTTCTCATAGTATCCCCAGTCATGCTCACCGCTCTGGGAATGCGTGCCCTTGCAGGGCTTGCCCTTGGAACTTACCATTACTTGCCTCCGTGTGCTGCGATTGCCAGAATGATGAGCCCCAGGATGGTGCCCATAATTAAGAAGGCGGCTGATCCGCAGCCGCTAGGGTTCTTGCCATGAGTTGACATGTGAACCTCCTTGCGTGGACTGGCAGGAATTGAACCTGCCATGAACACCAGTAGCCCTGACCGCTACTCGCAGTCGATCAGATCGTCATCATCTTCGTGGTCGAAGTCGAAGTCATCCGGGAACTCTTCACCCTCGTCAAGATCTCCGAGGATCATCCACATCGGTTCAGGCTGAAGCATTACAGAGTCTCCCACTTGCCCTTGTCGTTATTGTCGAAGGTGAACTTCTGGACCATGCGAGTCTGGCTGTGCCAGATGCACAGTCCCTCGGGGCTCATGAATCCAGGGGCGGCAACAGAGCCAGCATGCCGAAGGTCAATGGCCGCTCGCATGATCTCATCCTGATCGAACTGTCCACGATACAGAACCGGAACGTGAGTCAGCTCCGCATCCCCGATTACGTGACTGATCTTGTCACCGACCTGGGCGGACCAGAGATCCGTATTGAAGATAGAGAAGACGCGGTGAGTCATGTCATACTTGCGACCGATCTTCTCGCCCCACCACTCACCATAGTGGCGGCCGTAGCCAAGCTGAACGAACAGTTCCTCATGCTTGGCGTAGACGAACTGAGCGAAGCCAGCATTGTCGGAGTCAGGAGTGATCAGCCGATTGCGAGACTGGGCAGCGAAGATGTACCCATAGCAACCACACTCAACCCCGCCAGGCACTAGCCTTTCGGTGCAGGGCTCGAAGATGATACAGGCATTCGTTCCATCGATCTTCTCAGTGACAGTGATCTGACGGAACAGGCGCGTGGTCTTAGGCCACGCTTCGAACTCGATGGCCATCAGTCAACATCCTCAACATAGTAGTCAAGCTGCTCTGCAATTTCATCATTGACCCAGGCGACAAGGTCATCGAAGTCAGTATCATCTTCGGTTGACTTCCAGAGAAGGAACTTCTCCTCCAGGGTAGAGCCCCTGAACATGGGGATGCGGATGGTCTGACAGTGTGCCTCTACATGAAACTGAAGGTACGTTGGTCCGTCAGTCATACTGCTCCGATCATCAATTGCTTGGGGTCATACGATGACACGTAGTACGTCTGGAACTTGTATCCCCAAGGAAGTTGATCCTCATCAACTTCCCATGAGAGCCATCCACCCCGATCCATCGCATGCCAGTTGCTCATGTTGCGAAGGAATGACTCGGACTCAAGCTTGTCAAGCTCGATGCTGCCACCAAGGACGACGGTGTTGCGTCGTCCGTCAAGCTCATAGTCCATGAACACTGCGTACACTACTTGACCTCCAGGGCCGTGACGCCATGCTTGACGAATTCATCGATAGGAGAAGTTGAAGCCCTGTCATCTTCTACCGCCATGCGAGCAGTAGTCTCGTTGGCGTACAGACCAATGATATCCCACTGGCCATCGACTTCCCACCATGCCATATATACTGTCACTTGGCCAACTCCCTCATGAACTGTGCGCCCTTCTTGAGATACAAACTGTTTACATCCTCCCCGTCGGGAAGGTGAATGAGGACCACTGCCATGCCAAGTTCTCGTTGAACTCGTTCGCCCATGTCCTTGCCTGATGAATCCCCATCACAGAAGACGAAGATGCGTCGGAAGTCCCGAAGCAGATCAGTCCACCATGGCTTCCAGTTCTCCGCTCCAGGGTTTCCGATACTTGGCAGTCCCACAAGCTCTGAGAGTACGATAGCATCAAGCTCTCCTTCCGTCAGGCAGATGTCGAGAGTATCCTTGAACATGTCAGCGACGCCGTAGAGCGTCGTATCAAGTCCCTTGGGCTTCAGGTACTTCTTGTGGCTGGAGTCTATTGTCTTGCAGTCATGATCTCTCATGCACCTGAAGGTCATATTAACAGTGCCAGCTTGAGTGATGTAAGGTATCGAGAGCCTACCAGTGAAAGCCTGATGGCCAACTACCGGATCAACCACGACCCCAAGTCCTCTTGTAAGCGCTGACGCTCTGTCGATCCCCCTTGCTTCCAGGTACGGCATGGCGAGATCCAGCTTGCTGGCGTACGTTTCCGTTGCCAGATCCAGCAATTTCCTCTGCTCGCCGGACGGCATCCCAGTACCCAAGTGACTCCCTTTGCATTATCAATTGAGCAGAGTTCCCTTTTACTCCACAGGCGTGGCACACGAAGACTTGCTCATCGTCAGTGCGGACTGAGGCCGATGCATCCTTCTCGCCATGGAAGGCGCACCTAATGGTGCGCCAACCACGACCGTCTTCTACTTCATCGAACCCGTAGTACTCAAGAATCGGTCCGATCGGAAAGCTCGGCAGGTTGCCATCCGGCTTCGATAGCACGATCCATCCATTCATTCCTCTGTTCACCCATGAGTACAATGTATTCAACGTACATCATGTAGTCCTCAAAGGCCATGAAGATTGGCCACTCACCGATACTGGCTTCGCCCATGCCATCCGGTCGCATGATGACGACCGGAGCATGGCCAGGCTTGGCATTCTTCTTGGCCTGCTTCAGCCACTCCTTGGGATTGAAGGCCCGTCTGGCCTTGACTTCGAAAGCGAATGGCGGTGTATTGAGGATATCTGCACCGGGAAGACTTGCAGCTACACGCTGAGCGTTGGGCCAGATACGTCGGACATAGTCAGCTACCAGCTGCTCCGTCTGTCGCCCCCTGCTTACCCTCGCTGTTGCCATAGTGATTCTCCATGTACCATCGCTGAGATTGTGACCACCTAGCCCTACTACTAGAGCAGAGATGGTCATTGGCAAGGGCATGATTATACATCAGTCGAATGGCTTCATCGCTGAATGCAAGCCTGGCCATATGGGCAATGAACTCAAGAGAGTTCTTACCAACAGCCACTACTTCCACTCCCGACTGAACTCATTGAAGACGGTAGTAGCTCCGCATGCACAACGGTGCATGCCATCCTTGAACTCATAGATGTGACCGGTTGCATAGACAGTACATGCTGCGTCTTGCATTACCACCACTCTCCGCATCGAGTGCAAATCCTACCGCCAGACTTGGCGGGAATGCTCTCACTGCATCCACAGTTGGGACACTTCACGATCCACCACGAATCCCGCAACGACCACAGTACATACCACCCGATCCATCGCTGTACCAGATGTGTCCACCAAGGTTAACGCACTCGCTCACCAGTCTTCTCCTTCTTCTGGAAGTACTATCTCACGGATAGCAGTAGGGTCTGTGTCTTCATCCACACTGTCCTCAATCCTGAACTGAGCAGGAAAGATGGGAAGCGTGAAGGTTGTCTTGCCAGCGGGATCACTTGGTCCATTGCGGTTCTTGACAACAGCATAGTGGACTCGTGATCCCTGTATTGCCTGTGTCATGATCAGCTCAGGAAGCTGATTGGCCTTACCCATAATGGCTGACATGGGAGGGCAAGGATCACCCTTGGCTGACTCACTTGTGTGATGCACCGCGAGTAGCGCGGTGTTCCACATGCCTGCAAGTTCCTTCAGCTCCGGCATAAGCCGCCAGTAGTTCTGTTCGGCCACACCCTCATGGTCGATGTTCATGAGAATGTCAACCACAGTCAGATGAGGATACTCCCCGAATAGTTCACGGAAGGCATCGCCATGACGAAGGATCTCATGAACATCAGGCTTGGAGCTGAAGTCAAACCGCACCTGTGCCCACTGCGCAAGGAACTTACGAGCAAGCTCAGGCTTGCTCTCGATGATCTCCTTGCCGACCAGCATATCCTGCTCTGTCAGCATGGAGAACACACGGTTAATGATGGTGTACTTGGTGCTGTCGTTCGAGACATACAGGGTTGGAACCCTGAGCCTGTTCACGATATTGAGAGAGGTGATAGTCTTGCCACTGCCGGGACCACCGGCAAGCAGGGTTACAGCACCACGGTAGAGCAGTGCTTGATGATTCTCGAACTCCTCGTACGGTGCAGGCAATGGCATGGATGACTCCATGCCTTCCATGACTGCTCTATCCAGACTGCGCACTAAGCCACCTATCGAGCGCTTCCCTCAGGGCCTCATACTCGGGCCACTCTTCGGGCCTATAGTCGATAGTATAGAACAGCTCACTGGATAGGCAAGTGACATCCATCTTATTCATCTCGTAGATGATATCACCATTCCCATCAACGAGTCGAAGGCTTGGCATATTCTGCTCCCGAAAGGCGGAGCCCGAAGGCTCCGCCACTCTGCTAGTTAGTCGGTCGGGGCAATGAGACGAGCCTCGTACGTCATGGCAGGGGAGCCCTTGCTGTTCTTGGGCTTCTCGTAGCCGGTGAACTTGAAGCCGAGAGTCCAGCCGATGGGAATGTCCGACTGATCGACAGCCTCAAGGGCGACGAAGATAGCAGCGAACATCTTCTTCTTGTTCAGGTAGAGGGAGACCTTGTTGCCGTCGGACTGCTCAATGACAACCTTCTGAGTGAGGACAGTCCGCTTGTAGTCCGGCTCACCCTCCTCGTAGAACTTGTTCGGTGCATCCCAGGGATCGCCGACGTAGGCAACCTTGCCGATGACCTTGTCACCGACGGTCTCGAACTTGACCGACGGGTAAACCTCACGACCAACACCAGACTCTTCGGCAGCAGCCTTGGCGTAAAGGGGATTGATGGGCAAATCTATCTCGCTATCCTTCTCGATGGAATCGATCTAATCTATGGTGATAATGAGTCGAGACTTGAAGATCTTCTCGACCTCCTTTGCCAGGCGACAGGCATCGTCGTATGGCATGCTCAGCGTTCGCTGATCCATGACGACCCAAGTCTCAAGGTCAACAAAGCCTTCCCGCTTGAGCGCCCCTTCAGCATACTCCTTGGCTAGGGTCTCTGCAAGCTCCATCAGAAGTCCTCCAGGCCGCTCTGTGCTGGCCTCTGGACTACTGGAGTACCAGACTCCCATGGCTTGCTTGCAGCGGCCTTCACGGGCCGCTCCCAGGGCTTCTCAGGCTTGTCTGTGAACACCTCGGCCAGCAGATTGGGCTTGGCCTCTGGTACTCCAAGGACTTCCGCAAGCTCCCGCAGTGCCTCATTGTCAGTGGTCTTGATGATCTTGCCACCAAGCTCAGAGACGATCAGCTCTTCGGCCGCAACGATCTTCTCGGCTTCCTGATTGGCAGGCATGAAGGACTCGCGAGCTTCAGCAGGGTTCTTATATCCGTGCTTCACGGCGCCATTAAGCGCCGCCGCGACATTGCCAATGGTGATCGGAAGCTCATCCTCAATGGACTTGAGCTGATAGTTCAGCTCTGTCCACGTCTCGAAAGTGAGAGTGATCTTCGCATGCTCAAACTGTCCAGTGTTGACAATGAACTCAACTGAGTAGGTCACTGGAAAATCCCCTCAACCTTATTGGCTATCTCTTCGAGAGTGGCCAGGAACCAGTCCGGATCGTCAGAAGTTCCAGTCATGGTGTACGTGATGCCATCCTTCGTCACCTCAACGGTGACACTATTAGCTGCCATCAGAAAGGGATCACTCCATCCTTCTCGGGCGTGTCATAGTACTTGGTGCGATCAGTCGCACCGGACTTGGTCTTGCAGTTCAGGATCTGATCGCAGAATCGGCAGTTGTACTGGATGTTGGCAGGGTATGCACCGAGGTTGATCTTTCGTTCAACCTCAGCATACATGGCACCCATCTCGACTGGAGTCTTGACCAGCTCGACAGGACGCGCTTTAGGCGCGTCCGGATTAAGCATGACCCACAGGCCAGTGAATCCATGGCTCGAACGATCCCGCCATCCAGGTTCACGCTCAGCCAGTAGGCAGTTGTACGTCTCAAGCTGAAGGTTGTCCTTGGGCTTAGACTTGCCAGTCTTCCAGTCCACGATCACTGGACCATGCTTCTTGTGCTCACCAAGAAGATCAGGGAAAGCCTTGATGGGCAGAGTACATCCAGGCAGATAGCCTGTGATGTCAGGCTCTACTTCCCAGACTTCGATCTCTTCGAGAAATGCTTCAGCGTTCTGCGCACAAGTGAGTGCGAGCGTGAGTGCACGCTCTTCGATGACTGGCTCTTCCTTGCTGCCACCATGGAGCCAGAGTGAAGTGTCAGGTTCGATGGCCATGAGCCTTGAGACTTCATCGTAGAAGAAGTCTTGAACGGGGGATGAAGTGTCGAACTCGCCACGCTTGAGCAGGCACTCAATATACCGATGGACAGCAGTACCGATAGCGAAGTACCAAGCCGGAGTGCTCTCCGCATTCTTGATCCTTGACAGGTAGTAGGACCGTGGACATGACAGGTATGTAGAAAGGGACGAATAGGACAGGTGTGACACTTTAGTCATGCAGCAATCTTAGCACGGTTCCTAGCTGCACGCCTTCTCCTATCGCGTTCGTTCTTGCATTCTCGACACTCTGTCCTGACGTAGCCATTCTTGTCAGGCTTGTTGATGATCAGATTCTTCCACTCGTGAGTGCCCCTGGAGCAGTGAGTACGCTCGACTTTAGGTCGAGCCCTGTCTTCAACTCTGCAAGCCCTGCAAGAACCTGCAATCATGTCAGCAATGGACTGGATGCCATGCTTGCTCTTGTTGCAGATCCCACGTTGAAGCATGCTCTGTCCCTCCTTTACTTCAAGAGGAACAGGCTTGGCTTCCCAGTCACCCTGCTTGGTGGACGACCCCTTAGGTCGTCCTGGATCTCTTGTCTTGCAAGTGGGAAGATACCCTCCCCTTACAGTCCAGTACCCATCGTCAAGAGACCACCCTTCGGAGGTGGTCTTATAGGAGTCATCCAGACACTCCTGTGCTACAGGGCATACCTCACAGTAGTCATGTATGAACTGCTTGAGCACGCTCATCCTGGAGGATGAGCTACTGTAAGTAGTGTCACCCTTACAGACTGCTTTATCGATCCAAGCCTGGACCTTCATGGCTTCCTTTCCTATTCATCCCCCGATCAAAAAGCAACCCCCCGAAGGGGTTGCGCTACACAGGGTTAACTGAGACCAGCTTGCCTTACATTACGAACCTTCTGGTAGCGGGCCGCTCTCGCCCTCCCTTTAGATTCCGGGCTCGGCGTCCTTCCCGGAGTGACTGCTTCTCCGGCTTGCCTTCGCTGACTATAGCTTAGCACACGCTGTCAAGCCACGCAGTCTGGGTGATTGTAGGTGCGCTCCAGGGTGCAGGTCCCATCGGCCTTCGGGAACATGTAGAGCCCAACCGGATGGTCGCTCTCTACGGCCCTGGAGGGCACCATGCGGGCCCCCTTGTGTATCACTTTGCCGCAGGTAGCGCAGAGCCTGTTACGGCCCGCCACAGGGGCCGTGCTGGGCTTCGCCTCAAAGGGATTCCAGGGCACGATCACTCCCTGTCATGGCAGTCACACGTACAGTAGCAGCAGCCCCACTGGCAGACGTCAGTGCAGTCCTCGTGCCAGCTCATCGAGCAGACTGGCCTCACGGAGAGGCCCCAATGGGTCTCTGGCTGACTGTCACCGGTCTCTCCGGTGGATCTGTTGCGCCACTCCGGAAAGGCTGCTGCAAGGGCCTCTACGGCCTTCTGGTCGAGCGCCTCAAGCGCTCGCTTGTTCTTGGCTGACTTGGGCTTGAAGCCTCGCTGCCTAGTCACTCAAAGTCCGCCTCGCCACGATTGATCTCCTTCTGCATGGCGATGAACTGCCGCCACTCGACCGAGTGGATAGGAGTGGAGTTATCTGAAGCCAGAGCATTGAGGATGTTCAGGACAGCCGAAGGCGACAGGGTCACCGTGAACGACTCGATCGGGGTAACCTTCCGGTTGACCACGTACTCAACGATACTGTCAGGCATTTGCGAAATGACCTTTCCACTGTTATGCTTCTGTTATGAAGACTTGGCTAGTGATTCCAGACCTACAGATCCCACTTGAGGATCAGGCGTTCGTCACCAAGCTTGTCGATGTGGCGAACTACATCAAGCCTGACGGTCTCCTGTTTATCGGGGATCTGACGGACTCGACAGAGGTGGGCCGATGGGTGAAGGGGCGAGCTGGAGAATACTCCGGACAGCTTCAAGCAGCCTTCGACCGTACGGCAGAGGTGGTGGCACGCTTCAGGCGTGCCGTTGGTGATGTCGAGATAGTTCTACAGGGGAGCAACCATGACAGCAGGACGGCCCAGTATATCGCAGAGAACGCACCGGCACTCTCCTCGCTACGCTCACTCGATTTCCCAAGGCTCATCGGACTCGAAGCCAATGATGTGTCCTATGTGCATGGACCTCACGAGTTCCTGCCCGGAGTCGTCTCTGTCCACGGACATGAGCGAGCCTACAGCTCGGTCCCAGGAAAGTATGGCATCGAGCGAGTCAAGGACTATGGCAAGTGCGTCGTCTATGGACATACGCACACTCCACTCCTGGTTACTACGGCAGTTGGCACAGGAGATCATCGACAGAATCGATGGGCAATGAACGTTGGCCATGGCATGGACATGTCCAAGGCTAGCTACCTGAAGGATGGCTATGCGACTTGGTGCCAAGCCTTCGGACTCGTTCACTCTGATGGAGTGAACGCTCAACCAGAACTCATCATGGCTGTCAATGGTTCGTTCACGCTCGGAGAGGGGAAGTGGTGGTAGATGGAACTTAACCAGTTGACCCCATGGATCAACCAGTCTGCGACTGCCACGTATCGTGCTTATGCCTCTTGGGTAACCTTCCCTGATGTGGCAGCGCAGCTCTGGCTATGGGCAGTACACAATGAAGGGAAGGTTGACACCTATCTAAGTCAGCCGGACGGAGAGCGGATCGTCCGCTCAATCCTCAATCAGGAGGCCCGTACATACGCCATTAAGGAGCGCGCTGTGAGCACCGGATACAGCCCGGAAGATCTGACTTGGTACAGCCCGAACATGATCCGCAACATCCTGCCTGACGTCTTCGACTATGAAGACTGGCAGAGTTTCGAGTCACGGGGTGGAGATCGTGGCAGCAAGCCGGTCGCCAATGCGACCGGTGACAAGCTGGTCACCATCCTGGATGTCAAGGGTGCACTCACCAAGCTCCAGGAAGACAGTGTGGCACTCCTGAGGGAGCACTATGGACGGGGTGTAAGCACGGAAGCCTGTGCAGTTGCGCTGGACATCCAGCCAGAAGCGGCCAGGAAGCGCCTAGACAGGGCCGTGTACGCCCTCCGGGACAGCCTGAATGGTATACGCCAGGGAGACCCGTACGAGGCTGTCAACGGGCAGTTTGACACCCGCACCAAGGGGCGTCACGCAATGACCAACGCAGCCGCAAGGGCTGCGACGGATAAGAACTGGAGCGAGTAGTGAATAGCAATCGAACCATGAATTATGCGGAAAGGGCAGTCTATAACGAGGCGCAGGCTCTTTATAAGAAGGCCCAGCAGACTCGCGATAGGGCTTACTCCATGCAGAACTCTCGGGTGCTAGAGGAATCTCAGGCCGCCAAGAAGTTGGCAGAGGTCAAGAAGGAAGCCGAGGTTCAGGCGTTCTCTACCAAGATCAACAATCTGTGCCTTGCACTTGGTGAAGCTGCCAAGAAGGAGTCTCTTACCATCGACGGTGGCCCGGATAGTATGTGGGGCATCGATGCCAAGGGCATCAAGATCTTCACAGTTCGCAATACTGGATACCCGAGCATGATTGCAGATGTGTATGCAGTCGCACGTAAGGGTTTCCGATGGGAGATCAAGAGCTGACAGTTGGTGAATCGGCAGGGACTCCAGGGTCCCTGCCTCATCATCACGCGTCAGTGCTTGTGGACCTTGAAGACCAGCCAGAGGATGGTCAGGGAATTGGAGGCGATGCACAGTGACTCAAGTGCTCGCCAAAGGTGCTCACTCACTTACTTCTCCATACTTGCAGCAGGAATAGTATCGCAATCAGTAGGATTGCGAACTCCAGGATTGCCAGGCAGAGATAGCCTGTCCGATCTACGTGAAACGTCAGCATGCATCTCCAGCAAGAGGAGTAGGCGGGAGTTCTCTCTCGCCAGATTCTCCCTCTGGCAGTACAGGATCAGGCATCTCACGCTGGATATGGCAAGTGTGAGCGCCAGGAGAGCATTGATTATCACTTCTTATCATCGGCAAGTCCATTGGCTCGGTACCAATCACCGAGCTTGAGGGTCTGCCACTGTGCAGGGTCCGCGCAGTCGTAGGAAATCTGGCCCTTGTCTGTGAAAGTGACCCTCCAGCATGCCAGATTGTCATTGGCGGGGTCGGCAGGGTCATACTGGAGTCCAGTGATGCCACCGGCAGTGATCGGCTTGACATTCTTGGATGCCTGGCAGCCAGTGAGAACAAGAGCCGCCAATGCAGCGGCTCCGATCAGCCTCTTCACTCTAATTCCATCCATCCTGATAGTACTTCTGGATGTGGGCATTGGTCTCCGGGACCAATTGCCCCGTGTCTCGCTCCTTCATGAGGACACCGCCAGCATGTACGGCGATGATCTCAAACCTGTTGTACTGGCGGAGCTTGATCCTGTCTCCGACTACCATGCCTATCTCATTGACGAAGATTCGCTCATGGACAGGCGGGTAGAACTTCTTCACGGAAGTGAAGACAGGCTCACCATCATCATCCAGCTTCTGATTGCCAGTAGCATCCATGACTGGAGTCTTGACTGTCCTATTTGTTCCCTTTTTCTCGGGGACAGGCTGACTCCAGAGCCAGAACGGGGAGGCTGAGAGACTGAACCAGCCGTATTCGGAGTCCTCCGTCACGATCCAGGCGTACTCTCGTCCGTCATACTCCCCGATCCACACTATGTAGTGTGTCTTGGCAGTCATGATGGACTTGAATGCCTGGCGCAGCTTGAGAGGCGGCCCAACAGGCCGCCATGTGGTCGATCTCAGGTCATCCAAGGCTTTGATGCATGCCTTGGCTACGGTCTCGGTGGAGGTGCCCTCAGGCCATTCCTTGTCAAGAATGAACCTGAGGGCAGTTACCTCAGAGGCCGTGCTCACTGAGGGCGAGAGAGAGACTGTCGGCCCAGGTGCGGCCCTTGTCCTGCTTCTGCTGAACTGCACCCATGAAAACACGAGCCTCGGGAGTAACCTCTGCGAGATCATCGTCCCTAAGGAAGGCTACGGAGGAATATCCGAATGACCCTTCGAACTCCCAAGTAAGGGATTCGATGGGAACTCCAGCCTTCACGAGCGCCTGACCGACGATGCAGCCAGGCTTCAGCTCGGAGTATTCGTCCCTGTGGTACCCGTTCAGGGCAATACTGCCGTCCTGCCTGATGCGGTGGACGTAGAGACATCCACCATCCTTACCGTCGGGGAATTCGTAGCCAGCCAGTGGACCAGCCTCATCCACGATCTCCTGGAAGAGTTCGATGGCCCTAGCCATGTCGATCTTGATCATGATTCTCTCCTCATGAAGTCCTGCGAACGCAGGCAGGGCCGCACAGTACAAGCCTGTGCAACCTTGTCCACGCACGGACCCCGAAGGGTCCGTGAATGTTGGACTCTAGCTCTCGTTCCACATTTCCATGTAGAACTTGGCGTTACCGCGAGACTCATCAACGATGAGTTCTCCATCACTATTCTCGTACCACTTGAGGGAGCACCACGACATCTTGTTATTGAGGATACGGATGACCTTCTCTTCGGAGATGTAGATGTAGGATGCCTGCGCACCATATCCGGTCGCAACCTTGGGCTTGAGCCACTGACCCTTCGTGAAGCGGACCTTCGGCTTCAGGGTCCACCTAGAAGTGAACTCGGACTCTCGAAGCACTGAAGTCACGCCATCAAACGTGAATGCGATCCACGTTTCACCGTCGATGTCGATGGTCTTCTTGACCGTGCGAGTGCAGCACTTGTTCACATCCTGATACTCATCACCAGGGTTGAACTTGCTGGCAATGGCAGGCATGGAGTTCTTGAGCTGCTTGATCCACTCGCTCCCAGCATCACTGAAGGTATACTTGCCGGAGTAGACATCCCGAGGGGAAGTCCGGTCGAGCGCATCCTTGGCGTCACTGTAACCGTCGCTCTCGCCAGTCTCAGCCTTCCAGAGCTGACCCAGAATGCAGTAGGTGCACGAATCCATGTTGAGATCGCCGAGATCGATCTTCTCGCGCCAGTTGACCGGCACGAAGTCGACCTTGCCAGCCACATCATCCAGAAGCTCGATGGAGTTCTTGACTCGCTCTTCAGCGGTGTAATCCATGATTCTCTCTTCCCTGAAAGAAGTGATTCCTAGTGGAATCACAACGCACAGGTACTACACAACCTGTGCGAAGCGAGTTACTAGGAGTCTTCGCCGATAAGGTCAGCCTCAATGGCTGCCAGCTTCAGCGTATTGTACTCAGCCTGAAGGCTGTTGAAGTTGGCCAGAAGTGAAACGTACTCACCATTCAGGTGGTCAGCAGCATCCTCCAGCTTCTCAAGCTCATTGGCGAGCTTGTCATTCTCGGATTGAAGCTCAATTGCCTCACGAACTGCGGAGGCATGCAGATCCTGCATGTCCTTGTACTGGTCGGGGTGAACGTATCCGACGGCACGGAGGGCACTTGCAGTGCTGGCGAACTTGCCGACAGCTGCCTCAAGGTCGGCCACGTTGTAGACGTTGGTGTTCCCGAACTTGTGGACAGGCTTGACATCAGCCTTGTCCGCCCAGTTCTTGACGTTGCCGACGGTCGTACCGATCTTCTCGGCAAACTGTGCGAACGTCATGACGGAGCTGAAGTCCATTGGATTCTCTCTTCCCTGGAGGTGACCCGAACAGGATCAGAATGCACAGGTACTCAGCAACCTGTGCAAACCGAACAATCCGGAGCTACTCTAGTCGAACTAGTTGTGCGTGGCGTTCAGGAATGCCTGAAGGGTCGCATTGGCAACCTGATATGCGGTGTGCCATGTCGTACCGAGATCCTGGCAACGCTGCATGGCAGCCAGGATCATGTACACCTCCGGCTTGGGCTTCTCGATGACCCCTTCGCTGGCAAGTGCATTCAGGAGACCAGAGGAACTGACCTCAGTCCGTGCCATGACGTCAAGCGGTACTCCGAGCCGGAAGAGGATCTTGCCGACGATGCATCCAGGCTCAGGAGAGTCCAGATCAACGCCGTCCTTCACGTTGTGAACGTAGTAGCAGGAAAAGATCTTGCCTTCGGCTGCAACGTCACCATTGGTGCTGACGTAGCGATAGCCCTCGGGGGCCTCGGCAACCACAGCACCAGCCTCATCGAGAACAGTGTTAGGGTCAAGCTTGATCATTGGATTCTCTCTTCCCTTGGAGGATCAGACATCAATGATGCCCCCAATGTCCAGATACTCAGCAATCTGGACAAAGGATTTGGTCACTGACGTTCGTAAAGGTATACGGCCCACGGAATGAATTGATCCCCAGTGGATTCTATCTTCAGCAAGAAGGCATCTGTCTTGCCCTCCCTGACGATGACCTTGGATGCCTCAATCAGGCCCTCAGTGGCCTCTTTCTCAGTGCGATGCTCAGATATCTTCCTGAGCCTACGGTCCTTGCTCACAAGATGCTCCCGAGTCCTTCCTTTGCCAGGCGGATAGTGCTGAAGCACTTGACGCTCGCATGATTCCTGCCGAGCTTCTTGTACTTATAGCCAGCACCCTTGCCATATGGCTCAAAGATGTAGCCCAGGAGCTTGCGACCATCCTTCAGGTAGACAGGACGAGTACGAGCCGAGTCCCCCTTGTGGGGACCGGCTACGAACATGCAAGCCTTCACTCTCCGCACCTCACAATCTGGTAGACGCCAACCTGAGCCACCGAGACATCATGCAGCTCCGCCAGAGCAGAGTTAATGTGTCCCTCAAGTGAGACCGGATTGGCTATCTGGAAAGTGTGATGCAGCATCGTAGGACTGTCGCCGATGGTGTAATCCACGGCGTACAGGTTACCACGAGAGCCATTGCGGAAGATTCTCATGACTGCTCCCAGAACTTACGAGCATCGATGTCAAAGTGACTTACGCCAAGCTCATTAGCAACAGCATGCTCGATCTCACCCTTGTGGGCAGAGGAAGCAATGACAACGATCTCCTTGAGAGATCGTCCTTCGAGACTGTTGTCCTTCTGGAAGAACTGAACCTTGATCCTAGGCATTCCACACCTCTACGAGTTGATTGAAGGGAGCGTAGGCGACGGCACTCATGCCAAATCGGGCAGAGAGTCCCGTAACCATCACCTGATCCTCCTGCCACTCGACGCAACCGATGATCAGAAGATCAAAGGTGTCATCGGGGTGGATGAAGGGGATCAAATCATCCTTCATCAGATCGTTGGATGCAACGTTCATGATATTCTCTCTTCCCTGTTCGGCACTATGATGCCGGGAATGTGATCGTACTCTGCAACGATCACAAACCGTGGTCACAGTTCCTCGTCTCCATGAAGATCGGAGACGCACCATTCATCGGATTCGCCATTCCTGTGACCGCAGTCCCAGTCCATGCATGCCTCACAACCCCAGACGGTTCCGGGTTCGTGAGGATAGTTTATGTGTTCCATTAGATCCCACATCCCTTGCGGAAGCGACGGAACTCTGTGGAGCTGATATGTATGGTTGCCTTGATAGTGCAACCATACTTGAACTCGACACTCTTTGCAGTCTGGCTGATTGTCTCTTCGATGAACACATTGGGCTCATTGCGAAGCAGGATCAGCCAACCGTTGCCTTGTGCGGCCTCAAGCCGCACTGCCATAGTCACGAGTTCACCAGCTGATAGGCGGACTCGTACTTGGCGTACTCATACTCCGATACTGTACAGTCTCGCCACATCTCATTGACGTACATGTCAAAGATGTAAACACCTTCAGAGCTATTGCCACAGCCAAGCCACTCATACAGTGGAGAGTGACCATCGCAGTCGCCTTCGATGAATGTCAGACCCCTCGGGGTCCAGACCGTCCATCCACGACGGGGATAACCATCGACATCCTTGGGTGCACGGATGTATGTGATGTTCACAGCACTTCCCTTTCGATGGCGTCAAGTGCCTGCTTCTCGTCACGGTATACTTTGCTCAAGCTCTGTGGGTAGTTGTCCAAGCGGAACCGGAAGGAAGTGTCATCACCACCCTGTCGATACAAGGTGGCAACACTTTCTCCAGTGCTGCGCAGGATGACAATCCACAGCCTATCCTTGAGCTTGACGAGCTGGAAACTCTTGTGCCTACGCATCAGAGAGCCTCTCGCACCAGGAAGAGCCGGTGGGGAATCTTGGCCCACAGCTTGGCCTTGCCAACTTCGGCAAGAGCCTTGGTGCTGAAGACGTAGATGCCCACCAAGCCATGCTTGTTGCAGGAGACCTCATACCGGTCGAACATGAGAACCTCATGCTTGACCTTGAGCAGGCTGACCATCACTTGACATCCTCCATGGCATTGGCGAACCAATCGGACTGTGCATCCCGGATGCCGATCAACCAGACCGTAGCCTCTCTGCGCGTCTTGATTCCGGTCCGACAAGGACCGTTGCCAATGGCACTGAGGAGACGGAAGGTCGGGGAGATGACAGGGGATGCGTACCAGAGGTCGTTGAGCTTCTGAACGAGCCCAATCGGCTCGTTCATGTACTTGACCATGTAGGTAAGTCCGCAGCCAAGGGTGTTGTCCTTGCCAGCCGTGAGGACATACTTGATGTCCAACTTATCCATGCTCACATCTTCTCCCCAGATCAGAGAGCGGTGCTTAAGGCACCGCTTCCCAGGAAGATGAACAGCTGCACAAGCCTGCTCATCAACCTGCGAGAGTAGCCAACCGTTTACACGACTGATAACCCTCTCGATAACCACCCTTGCGGGTGATCCGAGCAACTCTCACGAGTTGCTCAAATAGGGAAGAAGAGAGAATGTTCGACTCGTTGATCATTGAGTCAGGTCACAAGCCGTAGACACTGGCCAGCGTGTATCGTCTGGCGGTGCTTAGGAACTTGCACACCTGGGCCGTTCTGCTGGGCCCAAGCCGTATTGGTTCAATCAACAGGCGCTTCCTTTGGATTAGCTCAGACCGATACCTAGATCAGTCCAGAACCATTGTCCTCCGGGCTAGCAGTGATTGCAGCTCACTACTGGGCATCCTCGCTTGACCATCGGAGGGTGTGCCTTGCGAGAGGCTTAGACCATGAGGATCACAGGGGTTGTAGCCTGACGTGGATGACTCCATGCCGTGTCTGTGATCTTCCCGGTGTCATTCCCGGTTCGTTCTGGTGTGAGCCTAGCGGCCCACTGTCGTGGAAGCAAGGTCTGGATTCAAGAGCCTTTGCGGCCCTTTGTTTCTTGTCCCGCTCTTTCCGACATCACAAACTTTACGGGGTCTAGGTAACGGGGAAGATACCCAAACGGTCACGTGCTGATAACGAAGGCTGATCCATTAACCGACCGTTCGGTATGTATTTAGCAAGCCTAACGATATAGGTGCTCAATCGTTGAAGGTTGAACCAAGGTGTACTATGGCCTCCGCCATGTGACATTGCACTGCATCCACTGGTCTAGACCACTCATGTCAACAGACTGTTGAAGCAT